GGTTCGATCCAATCTGGCAATTCAGTTAAAAACATTCGAGTATCCTTTGCGCCGTTAATCGCCGGCCTACTGGAAGAAAATTAAAATCGATTTCCCTGAATATTTTGAAATGATGGCCGAGCAAGAGCGGCGGCTGAATGTCAGGATCTGTAAGGCGACGATTAACGGCGCAAAGGATACTCGAATGTTTTTAACTGAATTGCCAGATTGGATCGAACCGCTCGACGATTCGCCGAATGTTCAATGCGGGATATTCTGCGAGCTGGCTGATCAATATCTAAATGAGGCGGGTTGATCAAATGACAGTCAAAAAGAAAGCCGCCAGGAAAAAGGCAGCTAGACCGAACCACCCAGCGAAGAAGCCGGCGGGCGGCACCAACAGGAAGGCAAAGCCCGCCACCGCCGAGACCAGCAGGAAGGCAAAAAGCGGAACTGTTAGCGCGCTCCCGGCGGCGGAAGGAGAAACCGCCGCCGGGCTGGCTACGGGTCAACAATCACTTTTACCCGATACCGGCATCGAGGCCGGCGGCGCCATTCTCGACAGTCAATTGCTGTTGCCTCAAAAAATCTGCGCGCTCGCATTCGGGGTATCGGTCCAGGCTTTGCAGCGCTGGCCGATCAAGCCGCGAATGACACGCGGTCACGAAAAATTGTATTACCTGCCCGAGCTGATCGATTTCAGGTTGAACCGCGACGAACCCGGCAAGTTAAACCTTGGGACCGAGCGCGCGCGCCTGGCCGCCGCGCAGGCCGAACGCACCGAGCTGGAAGTCGAGGTTTTAAAGGGCAGCCTGATTCCGTCCGACGTGATTCTAGAAAACTGGGAACCGGTTGTTGGCGCCGCGCGGGCGAAGGTGCTCGCGATCCCGGCAAAGGCGAAAGCCGCGATTCCGAAACTCACCGACCGAAACGTCGCCAGGTTGAAAACAATCTGCCGGGCGGCGCTGGAAGACTTGGCCAATGGCGGCATACCAAAGCGCGCTAAAGCAAATACTCGACAAGGTTTATAGCCTCTGGAAACCGCCGCCGGATTTAACGCTGTCGGAATGGGCCAGTAAATACGCCAGGCTATCACCGGAATCGAGCGCCGAGCCGGGCGCCTGGCAAAACATCCCCTACCAGCGCGGCATCATGGACGCATTCACCGACCCGAGCGTCGAGCGCGTGACCATGATGAAATCCGCCCGCGTCGGTTATACCAAAATCCTGAATAATGTAATCGGATACCACGCGCACCTGGATCCGGCGAATATCCTCGTTGTGCAGCCGACCATTGAGGACGCGCAAGGCTACAGTAAAGACGAAATCGCGACCATGATCCGCGATACCCCAATCCTCGAGAATCGATTCTATGAACCGAAAGCGAAAGACGGCCGCAACACGATTTTAAAAAAGGGATTCCCGGGCGGAATGCTTTACCTCGTCGGCGCCAACAGCCCGCGCGGGTTTCGTCGGATATCGGCGCGCATCGTGCTTTTCGACGAAGTCGACGGATACCCGGCGACGGCCGGCACCGAGGGCGATCAAATCAAGCTGGGCGTTATGCGCTCGCAATTTTTCTGGAACCGCAAAATCGCGCTCGGCTCGACGCCGACGGTTAAAGGCGTTTCCAAAATCGAGAATAGTTACGAGACATCGGACAAGCGTCGGTACTGGGTACCGTGCCCGCATTGCGGCGAGTACCAGGTTTTAAAATGGTCGGGCATTACCTGGCCGAAAGGGCAGCCCGAAAAAGCGGTTTACGCGTGCGAGCATCACGGCTGTGTGATCGAGCACCATCAAAAACGCTGGATGGTTGAGCGAGGCGAGTGGCGCGCGGAGCAAGAATTTAACGGACATGCCGGGTTTCATATCTGGGCGGGATACTCCTATGCGCCGAATGCTGCCTGGTCCGTACTCGCACAAGAATGGATCGACTGCCAAAAAGACACCGAGGCATTGCAAACTTTCGTTAATACAGTGCTCGGCGAAACCTGGGAGGATGAAGCGGAGAAACTTGATTATGCCATATTGCAAGAACGTGTCGAGCGCTACCCGAACCCGGCCGCCGACGCCTATCTGTTAACCGCCGGCGTCGATATCCAGGGCGATCGCATCGAGGTCGGCGTAGAAGGATGGGCGCCGGGTGAAGAAAATTGGCAAGTCGACTACCTGGTATTGTTCGGCGACACGACCGAGCCGGCGGTATGGTCGGACCTGGCGAAATTATTAAATCGAACTTACGAGAACAATCGCGGCGCAGTTTTACCTATTTCGGCAATGGCGATCGACAGCGGATTTAACACCGATTACGTTTACGCCTTTGTGAAAAAGCACAGCGCCCGCCGGGTTTACGCGACAAAAGGCATGGCCGGCGCCGGGCTGCCAGTGGTGAATAAGGCGACCAAAAAGAAGACCGGCCGCGATCCCCGCCCGGTCCGGCTGTTTATCGTCGGCGTTGACGGCGCGAAATCCGTCATATACCATCGCTTGCAGAATATCGAGCCGGGACCGGGATACCGGCATTTCAATAATTCACTTGATCAGGAATATTTCGAGGGCCTAACGGCCGAAAAGATCGTTACAAAGCATCGGCGCGGCTTCGAATACCGGGAATGGATCAAAACCCGGCCAAGAAACGAACCGCTCGACATTGCCGTTTTAAACCTGGCAGCGCTTAAAATCCTTAATCCTACCTGGCCGGCAATCGTCGACCAGGTCGAACCCGCACCGACGCATCCCCTACCTACCACGAAAGCGGCCAGTCCGTTTACCCGGCGAACCGGGCGGGGGTTTGATCGACGATAAAAGGATTCGACTATGGACCAAGCAACCGCGCAAGCACATCTCGACGCATGGGAAGCCGCCGACCTGGCAATCGCCAGCGGCAAGGAATACAGCATTGGCAATCGCTCGCTAACCCGCGTTGACGCCGAGGAAGTTCGTAATCAACTCACTTACTGGCGCCGCGAAGTTAAGACGGCGGCAGCATCGGCAGCCGGCCAGAAAAATCCCGGTATTGTGGTCGCGTCGTGGAATTCCTAAACAACCTGATCGGCATCTTTAGCCCGAAGCGCGCCGCAATGCGTGCCTATTGGCAATTGCGGACCGCCCGACTGTATGAGGCTGCCGGGTCCAGTATCTACCACAAAAAACCAACCGCCCAGGGAAGCGGGGATAAGGCGATGGACAATGCGCGCGGGTCCGTGCGTGACTGGGCGCGATACCTCGATGAAAATCACGACCTGGCGATCGGCGTGCTCGACGAGCTGGTCAACAAGGTGGTCGGTACCGGCATTACCCTGGAACCGCTCGCGGCGTCCGCCGCCGGCAAACCCAACCAGAAACTAAACCGGGAGATTTCGAAACTGTGGCGAAGCTGGTCGCGTGCGCCCGAGGTCACCGGCGAATTGCCGTTTTCCGAAGTGCAACGCCTGGCCGCGCGTACCTGGTTTCGTGACGGCGAATGCCTGGCGCAGCACGTACTAGGGAACAAGGCCGGCGTCGTGCATACCGCCGGGATTCCTTATTCGATCGAAATGATCGAGGCCGACTATCTGCCGTTTGATTTCAACGACGAAAAGCGCGGCATCATTCACGGCGTCGAAAAAAACGCGTGGGGGCGGCCGCGGGCCTACCACCTGTTGAAGACACCGCCCGACGATAAGTTTTTTCTATATGCGACTATCAAGAACGAAAACGTAAAGCGGGTGCTGGCCGAGCGGATCAGTCACATAAAATTCACCAGGCGGTTTAAACAAACGCGCGGTATCAGTGTTTTTCATGGCGTCGCGCATCGCCTCGACGACGTCAAGGATTATGAGGAAAGCGAGCGCATAGCGGCGCGCATCGATGCCAGTTTCGCCGGCTTTATCCGCAAAGGTTCGGACTTCGACCCGACACTGTCGGTTGATTCCAGCGGCAATCCGTTACCGCAACGATCGCTTGAAATGCAGGCAGGCATGATTTTCGACGACCTGTTGCCGGGCGAAGATATCGGCACGGTCGGCAGTAACCGCCCGAATAGCGAGTTAACCAATTTTCGCAACAGTCAACTGAAGGCGATCGCCGCCGGCACCGGCACCAGTTACAGCAGCGTTTCGCGCAACTATGACGGCACCTACAGCGCGCAGCGGCAAGAGCTGGTCGAATCGATCCCGAGCTATGCCAGGTTACGCGCGTATTTTATTAGCGCGTTTCTTATCCCGGTCTATCGTAATTTCATCAACGCCGCGATTCTGTCGGGTGCGCTGCGCGTGCCGGCTGGCGTCGATATCGAAACCGTATTTGATGCCGAATGGATCGCGCCGCCGCAATCCTGGATTGACCCGAAAAAAGAAATCGAGGGCGATTTGCTCGCCATTGGCGGCAACATCAAAACCGAAGCGCAAGTGATCCGCGAGCGCACCGGTAAATCGCCAGATATTGTCAAAGAACAAGTGAAGGCCGAAAAGATCGATGCCGCCAAGCTGGCCGCCGAGCTGGCCGCGCTGGCCGCCGAGCTGGCGCCCGAACCCGAACCCGACGACCAGGTCGACGACGATACCGCCGACGAAAACGACGACGAGGAAACCGCCGCATGAAACGCAAAACGCGCCAGCAAGTGAAAAGCGAAGTATTCGAACGCCTGCTAACCCTGGACCGCGCGCACGCCGACACCGACGCGCGAACCGTGCCGATTAGCATTTCGAGCGAAACGCCGGTTGATCGGTTTTTCGGGAGCGAGGTTTTAGTTCACGAAAAAGACGCGATCAACATGGAGCGCGCCGGCAGTGAAAACGGATTGCCGCTATTGCTGTCGCACGATTCACGGTTACTGATCGGCCGCGTTCGCGATATCAAATTAAAGGATAAGCGCCTGGTCGGCGTCGCGCATTTTTCCGATAACACGAAAGCCGCGCGCGAAGCGTGGGCCGACGTCGAGGGCGGTTTTTTAACCGACATTTCCGTGCAGTATCAAATCGACGAACTGCGCGAAACCAGCAAACCGAATCACGACGGCGACGACCTGGTCGAGGTCACTCGCTGGACTCCGCTCGAAGCGAGCGTGGTCGCCATACCCGCCGACATTCACACCGGCATTAATCGCAGTAAACGAAACGAGGATAGAACCATGTCAGAAGACAAAGCGAAAAAGCCCGGCGGTAAAGAGGGCGTTACCGTCGCCGATTTCACCGACGCGCAGGATAAAGCGAAGCGCGCCGGCCAAGCAGCCGGCACGGCGCTCGAACGCGAGCGGTCCGGCGAGATTAACAAGCTATTCGGAATGCACGCGGGCCGCGCTGGCGTCATGGAACTAGCGGCCGCATGTATCACGAACGGCGAAACCGTCGAGCGATCCGGCACGCTGTTGCTGGAATTCCTGGCCGGTGATCCCGAGCCGATCGCGCAAAGCCGGACGCAAGCGCCGGACAGTCACGGCCAGCGCATCGACGGCGCCGCCGATGAATCCGACAAATGGGTCGCCGGCATTACCGAGGCGCTCGAAGTTCGCGGGAACCTGATCCGCGATAAGGAGCTGATCAAAAAAGCCCGGCAATCGGAATTTAATGGCATGTCGCTAGGCGACATGGCCCGCGATTACCTGGTCCGTCAGCGTATCAGCTTGGGGGGCATGGGCCGCCAGCAAATCGCCGGCGCCGCATTTACCCGAGCCGGGATGCACGGAACCAGCGATTTTGCGAGCGTACTCGAAAACGTCGCCAACAAAGCGCTTTTGATGGGTTACGACGAAGCGCCTGAAACCTGGAATGCCTGGTGCCGAGTCGGTAGCCTGACCGACTTTAAGGTCGCGAGCCGCGTTAACATTTCGAGTTTTTCCGATTTGGAACTGGTGCTGGAATCGGGCGAATACAAAGAGGGGCATTTATCCGATCTGAAGGAAACAATTCAGCTCAGCAAGTACGGTAAATTGTTCACCATCAGTCGCGAGGCAATCATTAACGACGATACGTCGGCATTCTCGCGGATTCCTATGGCGATGGGCATGGCGGCCGCTCGCCAGGTCGGCGATTTGGCTTACGCGGTCCTGACCGCGAACGCCGCGCTGGTACAGGATGCTGTTACGCTATTCCATGCCGACCATGGCAACATCGGCACCGGTGGCGTGATCACCGAGACCACGCTCGACGAGTTCGGGAAGCTGATGGCCGCGCAAACCAGCCCGGCGCCCGGTACCGGCGAAACTGGCGCGGTTTTGAATATCCGGCCGAAGTTCCTGTTAGTGCCGCGCGCAATTCTCATGGCCGCGAAAAAGGTCACGCAGACGCCGACGAACCCGAGCGGTACCGCCGGCGCGCTGGACGTCAACACGCAAGCGAATCAATGGGAGGTTGTTTCTGACGCCAGGCTCGACGCCGATTCGGCTGCGGAGTACTACGCCGCCGCCGACCCGAATATTGCCGATACGATCGAAGTCGCGTTTCTCGACGGAAACGATCAGCCGTACATGGAAAGCCAGAACGGATTTACCCAGGACGGCGTTTCTTACAAGGTGCGGATCGAAGCGGCAGCCGCCGCGCTCGACTATCGTGGTCTGTGCTATAACGCCGGCGCGTAAACCGGAAGACGCCGGGCGCTAACCCGCCCGGCATTTTGCAAACAAAAGAGGATTGAAATATGAATAACTATTCTGGACCGGGCGCAACTATCACGATCACCGCCGGCGCCGCAATTTCCGCCGGCGATCTGGTCGCAAGCGGCGCGCTACTGGGTGTCGCGATGAATGACGCCGCCAACGGCGCGCAAGTCGTGCTTGCGATCGAGGGCGTTTTTCTGTTACCCAAGGCGGCCGGCGTAATCAGTGCCGGCGACAAAGTCGACTATGACGCGAGCGCCGACGGTATCGACAAGGCAATCGGCAGCCCGGCTTCTGGCGATATCGAGGATTGCGGCGTGGCGATGGAAACCGTTTTAACGGGTGCAACGCATATCCTGGTGAAGTTACTGCCAGGCGTCGGCGCGCTGAACTAATCACGCCTTGTCGTGACTGTCGAGAGCGCCGGCGATCGAGCGACCATGCTCGCGGATTTTGGCGAGCTGGTCGTTTTTACGCCTGGCGCGGTCTACCCGAACCGATCCGATAAGACGAAAACGATCAAGGGCATTTTCGATAACGCGTATTATCGCGTCGACGGCGAGCCGGCCGGCATCAATACCCGCGAGTCGTCGCTAATCTGCCGGACCGCCGACACGGAAGACGCCGCGCGTAACTCAATGGTCGAGGTCGACGCGGGCGTGTTCAAGGTGACCAACGTCGAGCCGGACGGAACCGGCGTCACTGTGCTAGTACTGGAAGGGCCGCGATAATGGCGGACGCACGCGCCGAGCAGATTGTCGCCGCGATCAAGACCGCGTTAATCGGTTTGACGACGACCGGAACCCGCGTGCAGCGCGGCCAGGTCTACAATCACGAAGAAACGAAACTTCCAGCGCTAAATGTGATTATGGGCGCCGACGAGCCGGTTAACGAATATCAAGGCGAGTTTATCGACTGGGCGTTGACGGTCCGAATCGAGGCAAAAGACCACGTCGAGGTCGATTACATCACCCAGGATAGTTTGATCGACCAGGCACTAAACCAGATTCGAAAAGAGGTACACGCCGCGATCATGGCCGACCATACACAAGGGCTGGCGTTCGTGATCGATACCGATCCGGGGCCGGCGAGTGAACCTGTATTGTCGGGCGAGGGCGCGAAGCCGGTCGGCAGCCAGGCGATCGATTTTATTGTTACATACCGCGCGAGCCGGGCCGATATCAGCGCATAGAGAGATTGAAAATGGAAAAGCCACTACGAAAACCGGTTGAACCGCGCAAGGGCGGCAGCCACAAAGACAAACCCGCGAAACCCGAAAAAGGGGGTACAGCAAAATGACACTGGTCACACGCCGAAAGGTTTTATTGTTCAAGGTTGAATCGACCTATAACACCGACCCGACGCCGACCGGCGCCGCCGACGCCGTCTTATGCGAGGATTTTTCGTGGTCGAATGAAGGTTTGAAGATGATCGAACGGCCAGCGATCCGGTCAAGCATGGGATCGCTACGCCAGGTCTACGCCGGGCGATTGCTCGGTTTCACGTTTAACGCCGAGGTCAAGGGCAGCGGCGCCGCCGGCACCGCGCCGGAAATCGGGCAGTTACTTCGCGCGTGCGGATTCGATGAAACGATCGCCGGCGGGGCTAGCGTCACCTATGCGCCGGTATCCGCGGCGCTCGAATCCGGGACCGCTTACATTTACGAAGACGGCAAGCTGATCAAGGTCACCGGCTGCCGGGGTAACGTGTCATTCGCCGGCGAGGCGGGCGGCCGGATTACCGCATCGTTCACCATGACCGGGCATGTCGGCGCGCAAACCGACACCACGCTCGCAACCCCAACCTATGACACGACCGTACCCGAGCCGTTTATCAATGGCAGTTTCACGATCGACGGTTACGCCGCGGCGATATCGACGCTTAACTTCGATATGGCGAACGGTCTCGCGATGCCGGCCGACGTGAACGCCGCCGACGGATACGGTGAAATCTCGATCGTTAGCCGCGACGTGAACGGCAGTATTAACCCGCTCGACGAGCTGGTCGCGACCGAGGATTTCATCGGGAACTTCACCAGCGGCGCCGTCATGGCGCTGACGACTGGCGCGATCGGCGCGACCGCCGGGAACATCGTCACGATTGCGATGCCGGCCGTCACCTATCGCGACGCCACGCCGGCGGACGTCGACGGTATCGCCGGGCTGGAATTGCCATTTGGCGCCGCCGAGAGCAGCACCGACGACGAGGTGTCGATCGCTTTCACCTGATATGAGGTTTCACTGGGAACATGGGATTACAGGCTTTAAATATCGGCGGCCGCGAATGGTTTACACCAGCCGGCCAGGATAGCGACGACAACCCGACGCGCTTCGAGGTTCGAGGTTTAACCGGCAGCGAGCAAGCGCGCCTCGCGCCGGAACTGTTGACCGTCGGGCGCGGCGATGTCATTTTGCCGGGCGCAGCTATTTCGCTGTTGCTGCAATTCGGCCTGGTCGGATGGGATGGATTCAGCGACGACCAGGGACCGATAGCATTCAACCCGGCCGATCCGCGCGCCAACCAGGACCGCATCCCGTATCAATTGCAGACCGAGCTGGCATCGTATATTTTCCAGATTTCGAGAATGTCGGCCGATGTTAAAAAAAAATCATAATAGCGATCGAGGTTATAAAAGCGCCGGCAGAGTTTGAATGTAAAAATTGCCAGGCTAAACACTGCGACGTCGACCGGGCAATGCCTGGCAGTATCGGGCCGGCTGGCGTCGACATCTTCGAAATCAAATACCCGAAAGGCGCCGCCGTGCCATTTCTGAAATCAAAGGTTTGTCTGTTGCCGATGATTGACGCGCCGATCTGGGATTATTTCAGGCTGCACCAGCATTATCGCAACAGCGTACTATTCACCGCCGGCGGCATCATGGATCAGCCGAACCTGTATATCGAAGTCATGGAGCAAATCACCGAGGCGATGAATAATGGCTAGAGCTGATCCCAGGATCGTTATACGCGGCAAGGATGACAGCGCGAAAGCCTTTAATTCGGCTAAAGGCAATATGCAAGGATTGCAGAAAGGCGCCGCGGCAATGACCGCCGCGCTCGCCGCCGCCGCCGGCGCGATCGGTTTCGGCGCGCTGATTAAATCAACGATTACCTCGTCGAAGGAATTAGCGAACTGGTCGGATACGCTCGGCGTCGCGATCGAGGATTTATCGCGCTGGCAATATGCGGCCGAGGAAGTCGGGTTACAGGGCGATAAAATCGCCGACATCATGAAAGACAGCGCCGACAAGATCGGCGACGCCTGGCGCTTCGGGTCCGGAGAGGCAAAAGACGCGCTAGAATCGATCGGCATCGAACTGGGTCAAATCGTACACCTGACGCCGGACAAACAATTGTTGATGCTGGCCGACGCGCTCGACCAGGTACAAACCCGGACCGAAAAAATTCACATCATGGAAGCGATCGGCAACGACCTGTCGCTCATGCTGCCGTTACTCGAAAACGGCGCCGCGAAATTTAACAAGCTGACCGCCGAGGCCGACGCGCTCGGCGTGACGCTGACGAAAGCCGAAAGCGAACAAATCAGAAAGGCGTCGGATGCAATGCGACAGCTCGAAGGCGCCACCGAATCGCTCGGTCAGGCAATGGCCGCCGAACTGGGTCCGGTAATGGGCGCGATCATGGCTGACTTCGCGCACGGTCTACCCGAGTCGATCAAGCTGACAAAAAAAGCGATGGATGAATTCTGGCTATTTCTGAATCCCGAGCGCGCCAGTACTCACGCGCAAATGCGCCAGGTCAGCGAGGAAATCGAGCGCATTACCGACGATATTGTCGATCTACGCAGGCAACAAACGGAGGGCGGTTTTGACGGCGCCATTTTCGGCGCGCACTTCGACGAGCTGGTCGCCAAGCGCGAGGGGCAATTGTCCGCGCTGCACGAAAAATACGCGGCACTCGCGGCCGAATTTCAGCAAAACCGCGACGTGCTCGATATTGGCACCATTGGCGGCGAGGCGCCCGAACAAGACCAGGACGTTTTTAAAGAGGGTTTTGTTGACGACATCAAGACCCGCCAGCAAATGCAGGCGGCTGCCGACGCTTACGAGTTCGCGCGTTTACACGATTTCGAAGACGCAAAAACCCGGTTAACCCGTAGCGGCGCGATCGAGCGACTGAAATTCTTGAAGCAGACCAGCATGGAGCAGACAAAACAGGTTGTCGGCGAGGCGATCGCGCTAACCCAGGGCGTCGCGCACCAGAATAAGACGCTTTTCAAAATCAACCAGGCGGCCGGCATCGCGAACGCGGTTATCAACACTTACCAGGGTGTCACAAAAACGCTATCCGCTTATCCCTGGCCGCTCGCCGGCGCTATGGCCGCATTGCACCTGGCGTCGGGTATGGCTCAAGTGAGTGCGATCGCGGGCGCGTCGTTTGACGGCGGCGCCGGCGCGTCGTCGGGCGTCGGCGGCGGACCGGCCGCGCCACCGTCGGACCTGGCCACCAGTTTCCCTGAGCAAGTGAACCCGGCACAGCAAACGCGCGAGCCGCAAGATATCAAAATCACCATCGACGGAACCGGCGTAATCACGCGCGACCAGGCGAACGAAATCGCCGAGAGTCTGCGCGAGCTGATCCGCGACGGCGACGAGGGTTTTTAAAATGACGAATCCCGCTATTGGATATCAGAACCACCTGGACACCGGCACGGTTACGCCGAGCAGCGACCCGGCCGCGACGCCGGCGGCGAACTGTTACGACTGGATGCTGTTTGACTACTGGCAGCCGAGCGCCGGCACGTCGCATACGCTGGATATCGACATGGCGTCGGCCACCGCGGCGGATTACCTGGCGTTTTATTCGACTGACCTGTATACCGAGGCCGGCGCGGCCGTGAAGGTCTACGGCGGCGCCAGCTCGCCGGCGGCGAACTTGCTCGCGACCATCAACCCGACCACACGCGGGCCGAAAATGGCGCTTTTCAATTCGGCCTCATATCGGTACTGGCGTATCGAGATATCGACCACCGGGAGTTTCGCGCCGAAAATCCAGCTCGCCGCCGTCGGCGCCCGCCTCGAAATCGAGCGCGGCGTTATGCCTGGCTTCGCGCCGCCGGCGCTCGGCTCGCGAAATACGCCGATTAACAGCGTCGGCAATACCGGGTTATTTTTGGGGCGCAGCCTGGAAGCATCGCCGGTTAATTTCAAGATGCCATTTTCAGTTTTAACGGCCGCGTGGATTCGGGCGAACTGGCCGGCGTTACTCGCGCACATCGAGCAATTCCCGTTTTGGCTGCTACCCGAGCCGGACACCTACACCGACGAAGCGGTTATTGCCTGGACAAAGGGAAAGATCGCGCCGCCGGTATACAGTCACGCGACGCATCATAGTTTGACGCTCGCCCTGCAGGCGCTCGCATGAGTTACGACAGCGAACGCGTCAAGCTCGGCCGTAAGCCGGTTTTGCTGGTCGAAATCGACCTGGATAAATGCGATCTGGATTATGGTAATTCACCTTGCACGGCCGCCGGCGGCGCTGGTAGCGAATGCTATAACACGCGCGCGACCTGCCAGGATTTAGCGAACTACGACAACAGCGCCACGCTTACGCTCAAGTTTTCCGACGTGTTCGTCGAGGGCGAAACCTTTTTTCATTGCATCGAGTCGTCGACACTCGCGCCGACGGTCATCAAGCCGGACAAGGGACTTGGGCTTCGCGCCAGTATCAAAATCACGGTTTCTGATTTCCCGCACCACGATCGCGGTGTCGATCCCTACGTGGCGTCGCGCAGTTATACACCAGGCGATCAAGGGACATTTTTTAGCAAACTGTTTGCGCGGAATCGGCACTATGCCGGGCGGGCGTTACGGGTTAAGACAGGCTATATCGCCGACCCGTTTAGCGCGAGCGATTTCGAAACCCGCAATTACATCATCGATAATATCGCCGGTCCTGACGACGCCGGCCGCTATACCATCACGGCAAAAGATATCCTCGACCTGGCCGACGATCGCCGCGCGGTCGCGCCGGCGGTTTCGACCGGCAAGTTACAGGCGGATATCGATGACGCCGAGACCAGTTTAACCGTCACCAGCGGCACCGAGTCGGAATATACCGAAAGTAAATATATCCGGATTGCCAATGAAATCATAGAGGCGCCGATCGCGGACCGCTCGGCAAACGTGTTTTCGAATCTGACGCGCGGCACCTGGAACACGGAAGCAAAAGACCACGACGACGGCGACACCGTGCAGGCGTGCAAATGGTTCGATAACGAAAACGTCGTCGATCTGGTGCAGGATTTGCTGGTTGATTATGCCGGCATATCGTCGAGTTATATCACCGCCGCCGACTGGGACGCCGACCGCGACACCTGGTACAGCACCGCGACGCTTAATACGCTGATTACCGAGCCGGAAGGGATTAATAAACTGATCAACGAACTGGCCGCGCAATTCTTTTTTCAAATCTGGTGGGATGAAATCTCGCAAAAAATCATTTTTAATCCGATCGCGCCGCCGTCGCCGATCGCGACCATTCCCGAAATCACTGATGCCGATAACATTATCGCCGATTCGATTCGAGTCAAGCGCGACGAAAGCAAGCGACTGTCGCGGGTAATCGTCTATTACAATCCGCGATCGCCAATCGAAACCCGCGACGCCAAGGATTACAAGTCGTTCTATGCGCGCATCGATTCGGACGCCGAGAGCGGCGACGAATACGACGACATTCGCCAGAAAATTATCTTCGCGCGCTTTATCGATAAGGAACTGTTGGCGATGCAAGTCGGTGGCCGGCTGTTGGCGCGCCAGCGCTCGGCGCCGCGGGATATCAAGTTCACGCTCGACGCTAAAGACGCCGACAAGGTAACCGGCGATCTGGTCGACATCGTGTCGCGAGCGCTACAGGGGTTTGACGGCGCCGCCTCGAGCACGCGCTTTCAGATCACCAGTTTTAAGGAACTGACGAAGCAGGGCGCCGGCACGTTTTTCGAGTTTGCCGGGTACGAAACCAGTTTTCAGGAGCGTTATGGGCATGTCGGGCCGAACACGTTAAACGATTACGACGTGGAATCGGACGCCAATATCGCGCGCTACGGGTTTATCTGCCTGGATACTGGATTATTTAGCGACGGCAGCGACGGATACAGGACTTTTTAAAATGCTCGAAAAAGCAGAAACAACGGAAATAGACAAGGCGGCCGTCGTCGCGTGCCCGGCGCTTAATTTTAGCGCGCGCCGTGCATTCCTGGCGTGTCCGAGCTGTAAGTATTTCGACGGCCTGGTGATGCTCGGCGAGGCCGGTAAGTGGTCCGACCGTTACGCGATACGCTGCGCGCACGTTATCGAGCGCCGAACGCAGCATTTTGAAGTGATCGAGGGGTAACCAATGACGACCTACACCGCAATTCCGAACGGCGATATCGACCCAGATAGTCCCATAACCACCGGGTTGGTGACGCTATTGCGCGATAACCCGATCGCGATCACCGAGGGATCGACCGGCGCGCCGAAATTGCAGACCGCCGCCTATGGTGCCGACTCGATCAATTCGGCCGCGATCGCTAACGCGCAGATTTATAACGCGCATATTCACGCGAGCGCCCTTATCGCGACGTCGAAGCTCGCCGAGGATAACGGCATAACTATCGACATGCTCGGCGCGAATTCGGTCGGACAATCCGAGGTCGAGACAAATTACCAGCAATTATCCGGCACGCAGGATTTCACGGCGACCGGCGCCGCGTTTTGCATGGGTCACACAATGGACCGGGGCGCGAGCGGGGCAAATGTTTTATATCGCCAGGCAAGCACCGGATCGAACACCGTTTACAATGCTTTCTGGTATTTTTCGTCCGCCGGCGGCGGCGATTACGACGACGTGCGCCTGTATTATGTCGAATCCTCGCCACCTTATGATCTGGGTGACGGCGAGATACCGCTATTTGTTTACGCGCTGGTCAAAAACGGGACCGGCGAGGTCGTGCGTACCAACATGGCGCCGGATCCGATCTGGGCATATAATGGCCCGACCGATATCTCGAATAATCCAATCTACAAAAACGGCAAAAAATACCTGGTACGAAAGGATTTATCTGCGATCGGAACCCTGGAACAAGCGAAAGTGATCGGGCCGGGAGCGGTCAAAGACTGGTTGCAGGCGTCGCGCGAGGTCGACGACATCCATATTGAGCTAACCCAGGCGATCAAAAATGCGGACATGGATTTAATCCCGCATCCGTGGGGTGACGAGGTTGTGCCAGGACACAGCATTATCATGCTCGACCCGATGTCGGATTTTGTGAGGGACCTGCACGACTTGCATAAGCAATCCGAACGCTGCACGGATATTGTTAAAAATTATATCAATATCGGGAATTCGCATATCACCGGGCGGAAAGGGCCGAAAGGGTTGATGATGGTTAGCGCAAGCTGGAAAAATACCCGGTAATGGTCGATTCGCTGCGCCTTTTTCTGGATAAGTGGATCAGTCCATCGACGGTGATCGCAATGCTCGGCGTCGTCATATGGTTGATGCAATTGAATAATTCGGTCGTGTTGCTGTCGCGCGAAAATGAGGGTTTGCGCGCAACGACGGAACGCACGGAGATATTAGTAGACCGGCTTATTGTCACGAATGCGCAAACATCGGTTTTGCTCGAAAACCTGGTGGTCGGCCAGGAAAAAAACATTGCCGCGCTTGATAAGCACGTTTACGAGGCCGAGAGCTGGCACCAGCGCATCATGGCGAACGAAATCAAGGCGGCGACCCACCACAAAAACGGCGAATAATCCGTACACCATTCAATGACGGTATAGCGCAACATCGAAAAGGCACCGCGCGCGAGCGATTTGCCGGCAGCGCCAAATTAACCCGGCTTAAGGTAGGCAAGGGTATAGGTTGGCCCGCGATCGTCGCTTAGAGCGCAAATTAGAGCGTCATAGATTTAGCGTTTTCTGGTCGTAATTTAATTTTAAACGGTCAGCGATGCTTGACCGCCCGCTATCACTGAACTATATTCCGCCCAGCTTGGCGCCGTTTCCATGATCCCGGTCACGGTTTAAACGGATTGCCAAGTCGATATTTTCGCCGATATCGCGTCGGGCCGGCCAAGCGGCCGGCCAGGCGCATCTACGGCGAAACCTGAAAAGGGGCGAAAATATGAATCAACCAGACTTCAGACTTTATTTTGTCGACTTCGCAACACAAACGGCGAACGCCGTTATCCGTTACCCGGGCGCGACACTCTGCGCCGAAATACTCCAAATCAACCCGACCGAGTTTGACCAGATACGCCGCGAGGCGATCGACGGCACGCTTGCGCCGGCCGTTATTCAACAACTATCGAAGGTGAAAATATGGAACCCGAAAAAACCACATCACTAAACTTTCGCGTCGCCGAGCTGGAACGCCGCGTTCAGCGACTGGAAGAAATTTTTGTTACCTGGTCGATCGACAAACAACTCGACGGCGGGCTCGAAGTTGTCATATCGCTCCGGCCGGCGCCGGCTACTGGCGACAGCCAAGG